ATTGTTTTTACGGCATCTGCTACTAAGTTTTCACTTTGTAATTTTTTCTTCTCTTCAATTTTATGTAGTAAAAATCCTTTTGCTAACTTTTTTTCCCTAACAAAATCTGTGTCTCCGTATTTTCTTCGTAGAGTAACTGGTAATTCTACATTACCACCATGATTTATGAAGTGAGCTACTCTTTTAGCATCTACTTTATAAATTTTTCTCCACTTGTTTTCTGGGAGATTATTTAACCAACGATGTACTTCTTTTATTTTAAATCGTTTCACAGATATCTCCTAAGAAGTCTTTCTTAATTTTGGGTCAATAGCTAACATATAACCTAAAAGTGTAGGTTTTCTATGTCCACCACTATATCCAGACTTCTTTTTCTTCTTTTTTCTTTCTTTATCGTTAACCCAGTATGGAGTAGATGGTGGGCCTTCACCCCCGTCAATATTACTCGACACACTTGCTTCGTTTAATTCTACTCTTACAATTGATTTTATAAGATTACGAAGTTCTTCTAAACTATCCTTTTGAAGTGACATTGTTTATCTCTTCAACTAACTCATAATATCTCATCAAATTAACAACATCATTATCTTTAACAACTCTATGATTGGTTAAATTCTTAGTTAACTTCATAGCTTCTTTTAGTTTTATAGTAGTAACTTTATCGTCTACGTCTTTTACCTTTTCTTTTAATTGTTTGTTTATTTTTGAGATTTCATCATTTATAAACTCACGTAAAGAATTGGTATTAGATATATTTTCTATGTATTTTTTTAGTAATACCTTTTGTTGTTCATTTAAATCTGAATATTTATTATTGAACTTATCAACTAACATTGAATAAGTCAACAATCTTAAATCTTTTTCTGACTTCTTATAAGTCTCGATTATCTTATTTGTTTTTACTGAAGAATCTACTTTCTTATTTATAATATGTTCAACAATAGAGTACTTATTACGTATTTCATCCGTTGGATTGTTTCTATGTTGATTAGTATTATACTCAAACAATTTGTATACAGAAGCAAAAACTTTATAATTTGGAATACGAGATGAAAAGAAGTTTACTATGTCGTAAGACTCTTTAATACTCTTTATCAAATTATATTTTTCTAACTTTAATTTTTTGTTAGATAATCTTTGTCTTGATTTTACGACAGCTTCAATTAATTTTTCGGCCTGTTTTTCAGTAGTAAATTTTTCATTCATCAAAACATTATAAAGTTCTAATTCTTTACCAAGTTCTGTAGTTTCTGAAAAGAAATTTTTCATTGTTTTAATAGCTACAGAATTATCTTTGCCATTAAGAACGTCCGCCGTTATCTGTCTTGTTAATAGTTCGAAAAGAATACCAGTATTCTTTATTTTTAAGTGTTTTGTTGAGGCCATTTTAAGCTCCGTATTTTTGTATATAATTCTTCTATTATAAATATTAGAGAACTCTATTTATCGTTATTTAAAGTGTCATTTACTTCACGTTTATACTCTTCTTCTACAGAATTAGTTTCATTTATCAGTTTTAAGTCACTATTATTCATAGATTTCTTCAACTTATCTAAATGTGCTAACGCTATAGACTTACCACCCTTACGCATATCTACTACACCAAGTGGGTCTCTCCCTCTAGCAGAACCATCCTTACCAAATTTAGGTGGTCTTTTTGGTCTACCAGCTCCCTCGTGACCTCCAGGTGGTGAACCACCTTCTGGACCAAGTTCGTTTTCTTGTTTTTTCTTTTTAGCTTTATCTCTAGCTGTATAGTAATCAGTTTTACTTGGTGTTACCATATCGTCTTCACCATACTCATCTTCACCAGAACCACCAGGTGACGCTGGGTCAGCACCTTCGTCTGCAATAGACGTGTATCTGAACTCTCTTTTTTGGTCATCAACGATTTGTTTTCTTACTAAATCTTTTTCTTGTGCAGTAAAACCAAATATTTGGTCATAAACATATTCAGTAGATAGTAACTTATTATCTTTCATTGATGATGCTAGGTCAATTTTTGTTGACCACAATTCAAGTTTTTCTTGTTCATATATCATTGATGGATTTGTAAGTGATAGTTCAAAATTAACAAGGTCTGCGTCTGTGTAACCTTGTGCATATAAATGAACTATACCAATCTTTGTCAACTCACTAATTACGATTCTTTGAATCCTTTCAATGGTACGAGCAAATCTAACATCTTCTGCCGCTAAAGTTGCTTTAGCGTTAACTTCATCTTCATACCCCAAGAAAGCTTTAGGTATTTTTAATGCGGCTAGTAATTTGTTTCTTAGGTATTCAATATCATCTACAGCTTCAAATGTCAATCCAGCGGCTGTATCAATCTCTGTACCACTATCTCCACCACGAACTGGTAAGAAGAAGTCTTCTGTTATATTTTGAACATTGTATTTCAAATTATAATCACCAGTTTCTTTGTCAATAACTGGTGCTTTCTTCATCTTATTGATGATTCGTTGCATGTAGTTATCAACTTCATTTGGTGGTATGTTTCCAATGTCAACTTTAAATACTCTTTTTTCTGGTGCTCTCATTATACGATGTATTAACATAGCATCTTCCATAAGAGTTAATTGTTTCCAAACTTTACGAGCTCCTTCAATCATAGATTTACCATAGGGTAGCATATTACTATCTGATAACAATCTAAAATGTCCAACTTCATAATTTTCTAATTCTGATTCTAATTGTCTTGTACCACCAACTGTATATTTTGTTTCTGGGTCTTCAACAATGAACTTTACGTAGTGTGGATTTGTTGGGTCGTCTCCCTCTACTCTTGATACAGTATATGGTGATATTGGTTTAACATTTACGATACCAAACTTTTCTGCTATTTCTAATTGTAAAAAGAAATCACCATATTTACACATATTACGAATCCATGGCCATAGATTAAATTCTATGTTGATAACATCATAGAATAAGTTACGTAAAATGTCATGTATATTATCGTCTTCTGAACGTATCTGTAATATGTCTCCATATTCAGACCTCATTGTAGACTCATCCGCATATATATCAAGTGCAGATGATAAGATTGAATCATTGTCCATTGATTCATAATCAGAAAATAGACCAGCTCTCTGTCCTCTATCAGTAGTCGCTTTCTGTCTACCAACACCATATGGATTTTGCAGATTACTATATAGTTTAGTATATCTATCTGTCAAGTCTGATACAGCTTGTACTCTATTTGTGTCAGCGACTTTTAAAGTTCTTCCACCAGCGTGTCTTACAATCACATTGGTTGAAAATAATCTTTTTAGTCTACTTCTTAAACTCTTGTCGGCCATTGTTTCCTCACTCTTCTAATTATTTACCTATTAACCAGGTTAAATCTTCTTTTTCACTATTGGGTACTTCCATTTTCCAAGATTCGTTTTCACTATCATCGGCTGAGTAGATAGTGCCGTGGTGTTGGAAGTAATCAAATGAACGTTTTGTCAATTCAATACCTTCCGCTCTTAATCTTAACGCAGTATCTCTAACCCAAAGTCCTATTGCTAAACTCATAACAAGGTCATCATTATATCCTTGCATCGCTTCAGCTCTACTATTCTTATATATAAATACAAACAACTCATCAATTAATCTTTGGGAATTAATAGTAACAGATTTTTCTCTAAAATACTCTTCTAATTTAGCTATTACCAATGGTCTTGTTTTAGTAGTCATACTAAATCCTGGAACCATATTCCTATCTTGACTTCTATATCTATTCGTCATTTGTTTTGATGTATCTACATACATTAAATCTTTTGATGTGTAAAATATGTTCGGATACTCCGAATCTATTATGGTCTGTATTGCTGACCAACCAATATTGTTGTTCTCAACAATCAATAGAGCTTTATTATACTCTGTTGCCACACTTACACACATATTTCCAAAATCTTTTGTTCCAAGTTTACCTTTATATTCTGCTACTTGTTTCATTGACTCTATTTCAAGTACATGAAACGCAGAAAAATCAGAACCATCACCTCTACTAACATCAGCACTCAATACGTAATCTTTAGAGTAATCTGGATACTCCCATATCCACATATTTGAATCAAATCCTCTTCTTTCTAATGGTTCTTTTACGTGATTCTCTCTATAATCTTCTATAATCAAACCATCTATTACAGTTTGACCAGAAGTTATGAAACTACAATCACACTCTTGAGCCGCTAATGATGGCCCTAATAATAAATCTTGTTTATTTCTCCACTCTTCTCCTCTTTCTGGATGTATTGTCCAATGTAACTTTATAAAGTTCCATCCATTTATCCCATCTTCGGCATCCATCCAAGTTCTATGAAACCAATTACCAACACCATTAGGTGTAGATAATGCTATACATTGACCACCCGTAGATAGTGTTTGTGAAGCCGCTGCCCATATCGTATCAATTTTTTCGATAAATGCCGCCTCATCAAGTACTAATAAAGATAGTGCTTCTGAACGACCAGCTTCTTCAGAACTAGCAACAGCTTTAACTTGTGAACCATTTTTATATCTCAAAGATAATTTGTTATCTTCAACACAATTTTGTTTTAACCAAGATGGTAGATTAGCATGCATCACTCGTACCTTAGTAACAAGATTTTTAGCAGTATCTTGTTTTGTTGCAATAACAAGAATGTTTTTATCTTGGTGAAAAGTCATTAACCAAAGTGAATATCCAGCTGTTAATGTTGATATACCCAACTGACGAGCTTTTAAAATAACATTAAGTCTGTTATCTTTAATATCTTCTAATGTCTTTTCTTGAAAATCCCATAAATGAAATGGTATTTTACCCTTTATTGGGTGCTGTATCATACAATACTTTTTTAAAAAGTAAACTGGGTCTTTAGCACATTTAACGTACTCTGACCTAACTAATTTTTTGAAATCAGTTTGTGACATTAACTAAGTATATAAACCACTGTTGAACTACCAGTCTCAACTTTTTTTACACCAAGTTCTATTACTTCTCCTGCCGCTACAGTACCATCTGAACCACTAATAGTTCCACCATTAGCTCCATATATTTTATATGCTGTACCAGTACCAACAATAAACGCTTTACCCATATTTGAACCAGTTGGTTCAAATGTTGATGCCGCGGAAACAGTTTGTACTCTATTATATTTACCAGCATTAGTTACTACTGCAGGACGAGTATGACTTGTTGATTGTACATATCTTGTTGGGTCTGCCATTTAATCTCTCCTAATTTAAATTGTTTATTGACTCTGAGTAATGATTCTCTACTCTTTTTAAATACCTTTTACAAGTAGAAATCAAACTAGCATCAGAACCAGCGGTTTCTAAATCTGCTATTTCTGTTTTTATCATACTAGCTATAGAAGCTTGGTTAGCATTATTTCTATATGCTCTTTTATCACTAGCTATAGCTTGAACTTTTGTTTTCAATTCATTTTCGTTTGATATTGGCATCTTTAACTCCTAATTATAAATATTATTTTTCTAATTTAATCAATTTTTCTTCAATATCTGAAATCAATTGATTTATACCAATTAGTGCTTCTTCGGCAATCTTCTTATTTTTTTCTGTATCAACTTGCCAAGTTTCTTTGGTTACACTTGAACCATCTGGATTTGTTTGGTTTAGAAATGTGATATCTTTTTGATTCTTCCACTCTTCTATACTTTGTAATTGTTCTAATAAATATGACTTTTGATTATTTAGTACTTTTTTCTCTGCCCAATCATCATATTCACCAGTAATTCTTAACTTGTTCTCTGTTTCAACTTGACAATCAAAACAATGTCCAAACAATCTCCACATTTTGTCGTCTAATTTTTTCTTCATTACCTTATCACACTCTGGACAAAACCAAGGTACACGTGCTTCTGCCATAATATCAGTTAAACGACTTTTTACATCACCTTTCTTCTTTTCTTTTTTGTCCATCATGCTCACAAATATTCTTTTTTCTGGTGTACCACCATCTAAAATAGTTTGTAATGCTTTATTTTGTCTTTCGTTTTCTCTACTATATCCTGCCATAGTTACCTCATACGTATTTTAATAAACCTAAGATTTGATTGATTGGTGCAAAAGTACCAGTGTATTTGTATAACTTACCATTAAATGTAAATGTTATACCTTCTGATGAAACTATACTACCAAATCCACCAATTGATTCTAATCTTTTAATTTGAGCTTCTAATTTTTTTATCAAATCCAAATTACCAGTACTTTGAATGGTATTTATAGTATCTAATAAATCTTTCTTTATCTTTTTAGCACCTTCTTTTGGATTAGCTGTTAACAATTGACTCATATTCATCATTATTTCAGCACCAAGTTCTAAGAACAATTGTTCCCAAGGTGTAATATTTTCTTTAAATTTAGCTTTATGGTCTTCTTTATCGGTTTTTAATACCCAATCTAAAAATTTTGGATACTTTTTTAAATCTTTCTTAATCATTGGTATCTTATATGATTTATCAAAGAATGCCCATCGTTTAACTAATCTGATAAATACACTTTCTGGTAGATTACCCTTAGAATCTTTTAGATTCTTATTAATATATTGTGTCCAAAAAGCTTGATGATAATCACCTAAAGTATTATTACCTTTTAATTTGTATTTTTTTTGTAGTCTACCTAATTTACCAAGATAGTAAGATTTTCTTTTAGAAAAATCTTTTGCTTTTGGTAATTCTACTACTGGTGGATAATCAATTTTATATTGATTTTGTACATCTTTATTAACTTGTTTAATCATACCAGCTAACATTCTTCCGAACTGAGAATAGTCACCTATTGCGTTTCCTTGTTCATCATATTGAATTACACCATGAAAAATTAGTAAAGACTTTTCGTAGGGTATTACATTTGCAGTCTTTGGATATATAATCTCTAACGACATAAAATGTTCACCTTCTTTAAAAATCTTTTCTTTCTGTTTATCACTAAGAGCACTTATAGCATCTTCTAAGTCTACCATAGCTCCAGCAAAAGCTTTATGTAAATCACCTCTACCAGCGAACATTTTACTAATACCAGCGGTAGTTAGTGCACTAGCACCTCTATCTCTTAAATGACCTTTGTTTCTAGCCGCTATAAGTCTACCATTTCTCCAACTTATCATTATATTTTGACCATCTGTTTTTTCGGTAACTGGTTTTTCTTTACTTAGATTTCCTTGTAACGTATTAACAATCATCTTTTTGAAATCATTGAATGTTAAATTGTTATCATCAAACGGATGATTTAAATGTCCATAAGCACCACCCTCTGTCAAGAGTTTTTTTACTTCTTTAGTTATATCAAATTTTTCATGTAGTCTTTTTTGTTTATCAATTAAATTTAACTGACCAACCTCATCATCTGCTTTTTGTCTCTTTACTGGTAAACCAGTATCTTTAGCATCTGATGGTTTTAGTTTGGCTTTCTCATCTTTAGTTCCTTTAGCAGACCAAGCAGTTTTACCTTTACCATATTCGTCTCCTGGTTTCTGTGATATTTGTACACCTTTACCATCCATTCCCATCCACTTGACAATTTCCCAACCAACTCTTTCTATAATACTTTCTATTCTTTGTTTATAGTTCATCTCTGCTCGTTTTTTACCTGGTATAGAACCTGCTCTACCAAATGTTACGGCTGATATTGGATTTTGTATCATTGTGTAATCCATATCAGGGTCTAAAACTTCTGGTTCTCTGTCTTTTATCATAAACTCCATAACTGTCCAACCAGTTTTTTGCATAAAGAATGGAACAGCGTCTTTTGAGACTCTATAGTAGTCTGAAAAACTTTGGTAGAATGTTCCTGGCCCATCATCGGAAGGCCCTCCAGCGGCTTGACCTCTTTTAGCAGAAGTAGTCGTAGTAGTAGAAGACTCTTGTATGATTTTTTCTATATCATTTTCTACAAAAAAGTCTTGTACTAATTCTTTAGTTAGCACAATCTTGTTTTCAAACATTAATCTGCCTGTAATAAAGTTATACATCTGTTCATCATATTTACCAAATATAACTTTAAATAATTTTTTCTTTTTATTATCATCTATTTCTGTAGAACTTAAAACCTTTCTTACTTGTGTTCCACTTATGTTTGAACCACCTATTTTTAAATTAAAGGTTGGTACTATATAAATATACCCGTTATCTTCGTAACCATTAAGCTTTTTAACTAACCCTTTTTTTGGAAATGGTATGAAATATTTACCACCAAGTCTACCACCATCTTTTTCTCCAACACCAACTGCTACCGCTGTTCTTTTTGGGTCATATTTAGATAGAATATTAGTAGGAGCATATACATTTTTTTCTTGTACTATATGGTTTCTTTTAATACCATACATTTTACTTATAATTCTTTGTTTTTCTTTAAAATTAAATGGATGTCTATCTCCACCTTGTACATTGGATGTAGCTATGTATGTATCTTTAACACCAAATTGTCTAACCATAGCTTTCCAAGTATTAAAATGACCAGCGTGAAATGGTTGAAACCTACCAACGTAAACACCAACGACTCTGTTTACTTCGTTGTCTTTTTTGTCTTCTGCAATAGTGTCTCTGACAACAGATTCTACGAGTTTTTTCATTCCGTTCAACTTATCTCTCCTTCATCTTTTTGATTTTTCTTTTCAATGAATATCTATTGTCTTCTTTTTTAATCCAAACACCTTTAATTGGTGAATCACCAGATGGATTCCATTTAAAGTACATTAATCTATCAATTAAACCCTCTGGACTTTTACCATCTTTTTGGTAAGTTTTGTAAGCACCCTTCATTAGTTTAGCGTAATTTTCTATGACTTTAGCACCAACACCCCTACCAACATTTTTTTCTCTCCACTTATCTCTAGCTACAGCTAGTTCTGGATTTATCTCTAAGTAAACAATTACATTATGATAACCTTCTTTACGAGTTTTTGCTAATCTACGTAAAATTTTAGGTGGTCTAGCCGCAACAGTATCTATAACAAGTAATTTACCTGCTTTTTGAACTTTGGTTTGAAACAAATCTTTTTCATATTCTTTAGCTATATCTCTGATATCAAAGTATGATGCATAAAATGGTCTATACAACAATTTATAAAAGTTAGCACTACCCTTATCTTTGTTTTGTAACCACCAATTAAAATCAAAAGGAAAAGTTACTATTTTACCACGATTGGATGTGTATGCAGTATTACCAATAAACTCACCAAATCCCACTTCACTACTACGTTCTTCATCTGGTGCTACTTTCAACAAGTGTTGGTAGTGTAACATAGCTGTATCGTATTGTAAAGCCATAACTTGTGAATCAGAATTAGTTACATTATATCCAGTAAATCCTGGTATGTAACTTGAACCCTCATTATTAATCCAAGTAGACTTACCAGCCGCAGGTAACCCCATCAGAACAACACAAAGTTTTCCTGTATCTTCAAGAAACTCACGAAGTTCTGATTTTATCATTTCCTTTAAGATTTTTTTATTCATTATACTTCTAATGCTCTCCTAAACCAACCAAAGTAAAATTTTTCTAAATCTGGTTTTCTCGTTACTAAATCCGCATAGTATTTAACACGATAAGCTCTAACTCTATCTAACTCAACACCATCCATAGCCGCTATCGTTTTTGGCCCCATTCCACCATCTACCTTTAGACCTGCTCCTTTAGCGTTAGCCGCTCGTTGCATAATCTTTACTGCTCTTCCTCTACCTTGATTTACACACATATCAAAATAGATGTGACGTAAATCTTCTGATAAAGACTCTACTTTATTTCTATCCCAGTAGTGTTCTTTGTAAATCTCTTTAGCACCTTCTTTTGTAAGGTTTTTTATATCTACGTCTGGGTGACTCCTTTTAGCTATACCAAAATTAGTTTCCCCACCTGGGTCTTTTGGGTCGTTTACGTAACCGCCTTCGTGGTGTAAAACCACTTCTATTATTTCATCAAAATTTACTAACATTTCTGACTCCTATTTTCCTATATATAAATATCACTAATCAAACTTATCGAGTCTTTCTTTGAGATTCTCGATTTCTTTTTGTCTTTCTTTTACAGCTTCAACCAAAAGTGGAACTAACAACTTATAATTTATACCAAATACATCATCATGTTCAAAAACAACTTCTGGTACTATTTTCATTACTTCTTGTGCAATCAAACCTATGTATTTTTTTCTATCATTTTCTTTTTTGTATTGAAAATTAACACCTTGTAAATCTAAAACTTTTTTAAGTGGATTTTCAATTGGTTTTATGTTTTCTTTTAGTGTAAAATCGGATGCCGCATTTTGTAAAACACCATTAGCATTAGCGGCTACATCTATACTACCACCAGTAGATAAAGTACTCACTATTGTACCAGCTATACTACTCATACTAATCTGTTGATTAGTATCATTTATCTCAACAAATGTGTCATTACCAAAACTAGCCCAATCTGAGTCACCCAAGATTACAATGTTTTCATCTTGTACTCTAATTACCTCATTAACGTCATCGCTAGAAAGATAAGTTCCATCTCCGACCCCATGATAATCTCCAAGTGAAGTTAAAAATCCATTTAAATGTACTCTACCAACATTATCAGACGCAGAAATATATGTATCGTAATTTGTATTATCACCAACAGAAAATCTACTATTAGTAGTACTTAAAAAGTACATATTTCCAGAACCAGTGTGTCCACCACTTCCATCGTTTACTTGAACATTATTTACTGAACCACCTGGTGATATAACACCACTATTAATGTTTGTCCAAGCTCCACCACTATTTTTAACTTGCATAGTTCCACTATTATTTCGAAGACCATATCCACTAGCACCAAAAGTACCACCAGCATTTAAATAACTATATTTAGCTAAACCTATATTATCGAAAGCTAAATCACCAGTTAACACGTCATAAACATTTGACACTTGTGTTGGTTTTATCGCGTAATTGTTTACTACTCCACCAGTTGTTTTACTTAAACTTGACACTATCTTCTTTCCAATTTATCTAATCGTTGTTTTAATTCATCTATTTGTGGTTGTTGGTCTTTTATAGCTTCAACTAACAATGAAACTAATGGGCTATAATTCATTCCGTAAACATCGTCTTTTTCAAAAACAACTTCAGGTACGTGTTTTTGAACTTGTTGTGCAATCATACCAATTTGTTTTCCATGACCTCTACTTTCTTTATCTATCCATTCAAAATTTACACCTTTTAAATTTAAAACTTTATCAAGAGCACCTACTATCGGTTTTACATTTTCTTTTAATCTATAATCAGAAGTATTTACTTGTATTGTTCCGTTAGCATCAGCTCCAACATCAACTGTTGTACCAGTAGCTACTGCATTTATAATTACACCATTAGCCGCACTCATACTAATTTGTGAATTAGAATCATTAATTTCCATATGTGTACTATTACCAGAAAGTGACCAATCATCATCACCAATAATAGTAACTCCCTCACATTGAACCCTTATAATTTCGTTAACATCATCAACAGATATGTAAGTTCCATTTACTCGTCCTTCATAGTCACCAATTGTTGCTAATCCAAGAGCAGAACAATGAATACCACCACCAGAATCTGACATACTAATATATGTATCGTTACCAGAACCATCGTGGTTTCCAAGTTTTAGTAATACAGTACTTGAGTTAAATGAGAACTTACTACTAGCAGTAAATCCACTTGAACCATCATTAATTTGTACTTCATGTTGACTACCACCTGGAGAACCACCACCACCAGCAGTTACAACATCTGCCCAACTTCCACCATTATTTCTAAATTGTATAGTTCCACCATTATTTTTAAAACCATAACCAGTATTTCCAAATGTACCACCAGCGTTTAGGTATGTAAATTTAGCTAAACCTATATTATCATAAGCTGTTGTACCAGTTAAGGTATCATATAGATTACTTACGTCTGTAGCTTGTATTGTATTTCCTGAAGATACATTACTCTTATCTAAATTTGCCATTATTTACCTCTAACTATGTGAATGTGAAACATTTTTTAATGCATCAATCTCAGCTTTTAGTTCTTTAACTGCTCCAACAAGATGAGCCGTAATGTCACCATACATTATACCATATTTATCTTCCGTCTCATCATACATCACTACTTCTGGTATATGTGGTAATACATCTTGAGCTAAAAATCCAAGTTCATCGGTACTTGAAGTTATTAATGTATTATCTTCACTCATTGATGTGTGATATGCTTGTTGTTGTGCAGTTTCATGGTATGGAGAAGAACCAGTAACAAATCTTGTCATTATCCTATTATATCTAACTGGTTGTAATTGGTTAATTAAACCCAAAGAACCACTATTAATGTTTCTAACATTTGTTTTCCATCTTGAATCTGAAGATATCGTACTTGTGGCGTCTGCGTAAAGTTGTCCAGTAACTCTTAACTCGTATGTAGTATTAGCTGTAAGACTTGCGTTCAGAGCCGTTCCAATTTGTACCCTACCATTCTCATCAATAATTAAATTATTATTCCAACTACCAGCTCCCAACGATAATCTACCATTACTATTTGGACAAGTTAGTTTAAAAAGGCCGTGGTTATCATCACCCGCTGGTGCCATCCCAGCTTGTTTTGTAAAAAATAAAACACCCTTATCTCCTACTGGGTCTTTAAATCGTAATTCTACATCATTTTCTCCAAGTGTTGGTGTTAAAGAACCACTAATAATCATCCTTGGTGAAAAAGATGGCCCTACTCTAATTATACCATGACCATTTCCAATGTCACC